GTCCACTTGCAGCCCCTGCAATTCGGGTCCCACGGATTCGTCAGCGCGCAGCACTGCATCTTGGCCGCCATAGAGGGCGACCTCTACGGCATGAACCCCGCCGCTCGCCGGTCGTTGAACCTGGCTGAAGCCCACCCGCCGTTCGGCTTCGGCCCTTGTTTCGCCTTGGCCTTGGCCTTCTTTGGCTTGGGTTTGGGCTAGGGCCCGTAGAACACCAACTTCTTGTTCTTCGTCATCGTACCACTTCGAAACGTTCACGATGCTCTCGGGGCAAGCACCGTCTGACTGTCGCGCCAGACGCGCCAGCCCGCTCATCCACCGATGGCGGACAGGCGACTCCCGGACGTACTCAAAGACGTCCCCGAACGACTGCTCAGAGGGGTCCTAGCACCACGCGATGATGCTCTTGACGGCTCTCTGAGGCCGCGGGGCCTCGCCTTCCGTCCAAACGTGTGAACAAAACGACGAGGACACCACGCTGCGCTCCATTTCCTTCACGCGGAGGCCCTAGGCCTCCAATTGGCGCCGAAACCCATCTGGGTCGCGCACCTACGCCTCAGCGTCGTCACCGTTGGCAATGACGTCGTCTGCACCTGCGGCGTACGCCTCTGCTGCGCTCTTAAGCGTATTGCGCGCTGAGGTCTTCTTGGTGCCGCTCTTGTTGTCGTGCGACACCTTCTGCTCCCAGACGTCCCCGTCAGTAAAGACGAGGACGCCCTTGGACTCTATGGCCGCGCGGGCCTCTGCCACGCGCCCCCAAAAAGAGTCCGGCGAGGTCCTGTTGAAAAACTGGTCCCAATGGCAATGCAGCCTGAAATCAAGCTCATCGTGGCAATGTTCAAAGCCGGTCGCGTCATAGGAAACTGACCCGACCGCCCGCATGCCCGCGAGGCGCGCACCCAGCGCGCCAGCACGCCAACCGGAAAACCCAGTACCCACGGCCGACCAGGCCAGCGGGTACGAGTTCTTGAGGGCCATGTCAGACGCCGCTCCGACAACAGCGTCGATGAGCTCATCGACGACCGCACACGCGATGACGTTCCTTTGCCTATCGCGCTTGGACACCTTCACGAACTCGTCCTTCTCAAGGACCAAGAACGGGTCAGCTAGCCCAGTCTCCCAGGCGTGCACTGCACCCATCTTCCACGCCAAGCCTCCCACCACCGACAGAGCGTCCACACGCTTGCAGAACCTGTCGTAAGTGTACTCGAAGTTCTCCAACACAAAAGCCCTCTTCTTCAACCCCGAGACGCAGTAGGGGTAGCCAGGGTTACTGATGTTGGACAGCCTCCAAACGAAGCTGAAGAACTCCAGCCGCGTGGGCAGTCTGCCCTCGCGGACACACAAGGGGGGCTCGACACAGCCCGACGCCCTCATGATCTCGGCCAAACACCTGGTGTGGGCCCTGCGACGAGCCTCCACGGTACCGGGGTCTCGCTAGCCAACGGTGGCAGTAGAGTACAAGAGTGACTTCTTGCACGCCTGCGCGGAGTGGCTCGGCAACACGTAGTCGCGAAACTCCGGCATCTCTGCACACTCAAGAGCGAGAACCACTTGCGACTTCTGCTCGTCCCCCTTAGGCTACCTACGAGGTGCCGGGTTGACGACCCCGATGAACGAGTAATGAGGACTCAGTTCAATCTCGGGCTTCCAGTAAAACCGGAAAGCGGCTGGGTTGCTCATCTTCTCCTTATTAGGGAGCTTGAGAGCCTGCAACCCGGCCAGCAACTTGTCGTAGTCCTGAGCTTTGGTGGTCGCCGCCACCTTCTGCTCCTTCACAACTGCAGCCTTCTTGGCCGCAGCGGCCTTCTACTTCATCTGGGCCTCAACTGCCCGCATGTTGCTGTAGTAGGCTTCCAACAAACTCAACGTCTTCTCGGCCCTGGTCTTGTAGTTGTGCAGGTTGGGCGTAGTCGAAGGGAACGGCGCGTTAACACCTTCCCTCTTCATCTTCGCACACATCTGCTGCAACTCCACGGCTCTCGCGCGACGCCTTGCGCAGTTGGAGACCTCCCGCTCGTAACCCTCGGTGGCCGCCAAAGCGGCTTCGAAGGGAGCGAGGAAGGACGCCAGCCGCTGGTGCTCCTGCACCAGCGGCACCAGTTCCTTGACGCGAGCGCGCGCCGCATCAAGCTTCTCGCGGCAGCCAGGCTCGGCCAACACCAGCATTGCCGGGGAGGCTTCGCTAACCGCTTTAGGCAAATCATCGTCTGGCAGTACAAAAGTCTCTAGTTCTGCGAGCGTGATGCCAAGCGACTGGCGAGTCTCCAAGGCAGGAACCACGCGCGGCGCGACCTCGCGGTCCGCCTCCTCTGGCTCCTCATCCTCATCAGGCTACTCCCGCGTCACGGGCTTAGCCTCTGAGGCTCTCTGGTCCGGGGGCTCCCCCCCGGCGACTTCCATTTCCTCGCAGCTCTCCTCGTCGTTGACCTCCAGCCTCTTGGAGGACGATGAGGTGGAGGTAGTGACGTGCTCACCGGCGCGCCTAGAGCGCTTCCCATAGTGCGTCCTCCTCCCAGCCGCAAAGACCCGCTCGGCCGCTGCGTAACTCGCATTGGCCGCCGCTGCGGTCGGCTCGGGCGCATTCATGAGCTCAATGTCCCGCTGGAGCTCAGTGACTAAAAAGTCGGCCACATCCTAGCCGTACTCGTCCTCCTGGCTCGAGCGGTCCTCAAAGC